ACATGGGGGAAGTGAAGGTGTAATTGTAGACTTTGAAGAAGCATTTTCTGCACTAACACCAACATTAGGAACTGCAACTGTAAATGGTGAAATTGCAGCTAGTGTTACAACTCTAGTAGTTGATGCTGGTCATAATATTACTACTACAAGTATTTTAAAAATTGGTGATGAACTATTAACTGTTAGTGCTGTGGCAACAAATAGTTTAACGGTGGTAAGAGGAGCTCATAGTACAACTGCAGCTATAATTGCTGATGATGCAACTATAACTAAAGTTTTTCAACCAAATCAGAGTGGTGTTACGATGACCACTACGGGTGGTACTGGTACTGGTTTGACTTTAAGTGTTACAACTAGTGCTACTGGAATTCCAACTATTAATTCTTTAATTGCTGGTGGTTCTGGATACAATAGTGGAGATAGCATCACAGCAATAACTGATGCTGGATCAACTTCTGCAACTGGAACTGCTGGTTTAACAGTAGAAACAGTAACAGGTACTGATGCAGCTGGTATTTTAGTTAAAAATGAAGAATCATTTGATGGTGGTACGACAACGGGAACGGCAACTTTTGTTGCTAGATATGCTGGTGCATTGGGAAATTCAATACAGGTTGATGTTTTCCATACTAGTTCTGGTACATTAGCAAATTGGAAAGAGGATTTTTATCAGGGTGGTTCTACTGCTACTGTTGATTTTGGTGCATTGTTTGATCGTGGGCCTACCACTTCAGATTACGCTCTAAATAACAATGATGGAACTATAGTAAATGATGAAATTCATGTTGTAGTTATTGATTATGATGGTCAAATATCTGGGAAAGCAGGAGAAGTTTTAGAAACTTATTCTCATCTTTCATTGATAACTGATGCAAAGGATGATCAAGGAAGCAGCAATTACTATAAAGATGTAATTAGACGAGATTCGGCATATGTATATGCTACAGGAAATTGGGATAATGTAGGCAGAGCAGATTGGGAAAGCAAATCTGCAACTGGAACAACCGCATTTAGTGATGTAGGTGGTTCGGCTGCAATTTCAATAAAATTGGCAGACGGAGAAGATCATGATGATAATCAACTTTCAGGTTCAGATGCTGGTGGAAATTATCAAAGCAAGCGTTATTCTGCAACAACTGGTTATGGGTTGTTCGTAGATAAAGATGCTGTTGATATTGATTTGTTGCCTGTTGGTGTTGATTTAGATGGTGCATTAGCAATTGCAGTAATTGATAATATAGCAAAAATACGTAAAGATTGTATTGTGTTTTTATCACCAGATAGTGCTAGTGTTATTGGAACTGGTACATCTAAAGCCGCAGATGTTGTAACAGATTCAACTCAATCTGGTTTGAGTAGTACATCTTATGCAGTTATGGATTCTGGTTGGAAAAGAACCTATAACAGATACACAGATAAATATATAGACATACCGTTAAATGGTGATGTTGCTGGTTTATGTGTTAGTGTTGATAATTCACTAGGTGCATGGTGGAGTCCAGCAGGGTTAAATCGTGGAGCAATCCGTAATTTAGTAAAATTACATTTTGATCCAAATAAAACAGACAGAGATACTCTCTATAAAGCAAATGTTAATCCAATTGCTAATATTTCTGGTGCTGGTACGATTTTATACGGTGATAAGACATTTTTGAAAAAACCTAGTGCCTTTGATAGAATCAATGTTCGCAGGTTGTTTAATTTGTTAGAACGAACTATTGCTAGTGCTGCAAAATATATGTTATTTGAATTCAACGATGAGTTTACTAGAGCATCATTCCGCAATATGGTTGAACCATTTTTAGGTGGTATTAAAGCAAAACGTGGTATTTATGATTTCAAAGTGATTTGCGACAGTTCAAATAATACTCCTGACGTGGTTGATAGAAACGAATTTGTGGGTGATATATATATTAAACCAGCACGTTCAATCAATTACATTCAACTGAATTTCATTGCTGTTAGAACTGGTGTTTCGTTCTCAGAGGTAGCAGGATAATAAGGAGAAAAATAAATGGATATTACAGGTTTCAAGCAAGCAATGGCAGGGGGTGGGGCAAGACCTACTCTCTATTTTGTCCAAGTTATGCCGCCTTCTGGAATTAGTAGAACAGGAAACGATGGTTTGGATGGTGCTAATTTCATTTCTTTCATGGCACAAACTGCCTCTATACCGTCAGGTAATATTGGTATGATAGAAGTACCATATATGGGCAGAAAAGTTAAAATGGCAGGGGATAGGACATATGAAGATTGGAATACCACTGTTGTTAATGACGAAGGATTTACGGTCAGGAATTATGTCGAAAAATGGCAAGAATTGATTAATGGCCCTATATCTAATGTTACTTTAGCAAATAGTTATTCTGAATACACATCTGTCGCACACGTTGTTCATCTTAGCAAAAGTGGTGAAAAAATAGCAGAATATGCTATGCAAGATTGTTGGCCCAGCGTAGTTGCTGGTATCGAATTAGGTTGGGAAACCAATGATTCACTAGAAACGTTTGACATTACTTGGACGTTTAATCAGTGGGTTAATCTTGGTCGAGATCAGAGTGCCATGTCAAATTTGGCAAATGATATTGTCACACCAATCGTTAATAAAATGAAAGATGCTGCGGTTAGCAAAATAGAAAGTCTATTAGATAAATTAGCATAAATACTATAAAGTTCGATGGAAGGGATTTTTTCCCTTCCATCTAGGATACACTTATGGCAAGATTTTTAGGTTTCGAGATTACTAAGGCAAAAAAGAAAGATGTAAGATCTTTTGCAGCTCCAGAAAATGATGATGGTGCTTTGCCTATAGCATCAGGTGGTGCATTTGGTCAATATATTGATATGGCAGGGTCTATCAAAAATGAGATAGAACTGATTAACCGATATCGTGATATGGCACTGCATCCAGAATGTGATGCAGCAATTGATGATATAGTAAATGAAGCAATTGTGACACCAGAAGATGAAGAAAATGTTGTCAAGTTAGATTTGGAAAAATTGGGTGCACCTGATGCTGTTAAGAAGAAAATACATGAATCTTTTGAAAGCATTATAGATAAACTTAGTTTTAATGAAAAGGCATATGAAATTTTTAGAAAATGGTATGTAGATGGCAGACTTTACTATCACATAATAATTGATGAAAAAAATAAAAAACAAGGAATTCAAGAATTAAGGTACGTAGATCCAAGAAAAATTAGAAAAGTTAGAGAAAATGTAAAAGCAAAAGCAAAGAATGGTATTGATTTGATTCAAAAATCAGTAGAATATTATGTATTTAATGAGAAAGCAATAAAACCTGATGCACAGATATCAGAAGCAGTTAGAATTTTACCTGATGCTATTTCTCATGTCACATCTGGTATGTTTGACCATTCAAAAAACGTAGTTGTAAGTCATTTGCATAAAGCAATAAAACCGTTAAATCAATTAAGAATGATGGAAGATGCACTAGTAATCTATCGTATTAGTCGAGCTCCAGAAAGAAGATTATTCTACATAGATGTAGGAAACTTGCCTAAAGCAAAAGCAGAACAGTATTTGCAAGATACCATGAATCGGTATCGCAATAAATTAGTCTATGATGCAGATACTGGCGAGATCAAAGATGATCGTAAGCATATGGCAATGTTAGAAGATTTCTGGTTGCCTAGACGAGAGGGCGGACGAGGTACAGAAATTCAAACATTGCCTGGCGGACAGAATTTGGGTGAGATGGAAGATGTAGTTTACTTCTTACAAAAATTCTATAAGTCGTTGAATGTACCATCGTCCAGAATTGATGATCAAAACGGTTCTGGATTTTCGTTAGGTCGAGAATCCGAAATAACAAGAGATGAATTGAAATTTTCAAAATTTGTTCAGAGATTGAGAACAGAGTTCACCGATTTCTTCAACCAACTGCTCAAAGCACAATTAATATTTCAAGGTATAATCAAACCACAAGATTGGGAAAAGATTAAACATGAAATATCGTATGTTTATGCAGAAGATAGTTTTTATAGGGAGCAGAAGAATAGTGAAATTTTAAATATGCGATTGGAAGCACTTAGTACGATATCAGAATTTGCTGGACGTTACTTCTCGATGGCATGGATTAAAAAACATATTATGCAGATGACAGATAAGGAAATAAAGGAAATGCAAAAAGAAATTGATGCTGAAGTTGATGGTGGAAAAATTGTTAAGGATGCTACTATTGAGTGGGGTGCAACGGGGCCACAACCTCCTATGGAGCCAGAAGTTCCAGAAGAACCACCAGAACAACCACCACCATCAGCACCAGCAGCACCAACTAATGGACAAGCACCTCCAGCACAAGAAGAAAATCAATTACTACAAGAGTTATCTTTTGATATAGATTCGATTAAAGCACAAATAGAGGATGTTTAAGGAGAAAT